CAATGGGTAGATTAAGAAAATATAAAAAGTATCGAAATTTTGTAGTAAAGGGTCAGTTTGTGCAACACTCTAGGACTGTTGATCTCTCGAAGCAGAGTCTGGCTCGTATTATACGCAAAGAATGGAATAAACCTTATTCATATTGGAATGCTTTGCCGCTTCCTATTAACAATGTTAGTAGAATTATAGGTGTTATGAGTAAACCACCTCGTAGAAGTGGTTACGTTCCTAATTATGAACCTGATTTCTTTGTTAAAGACTTATTATGTAAGTGGAGTCGGAGTTTTTCTGAATTTATTAGTTCTAAAAGTGGTATGGTACTCCCTGGGGCATGGAAATTTTCGTTCATTAACTTGGTTGACATGTGTACACCCGTTGATAGTACTTTTTCTATAGATCAAATGATTGCTGGGCTTAAGTCTAGGCGCTTCTTAGAGCTCCATATGCCTAAAGTTGATTACAATGTGGCTGGAGTTTTGGGTTTAGGTGTAAATCCTAAGGCTAATCCTGGGGTTAATACTAGTCGATTATTTGGTCAAACAAGGAGAAAAAGTATTCCTTTGACTAAAGGTGCTGCATATGCTTTGGCTAATCGTATGGTGGATGGGGAACTTGTTGTTGACAAGTCTCTTGTTCATATTGGTGGTAGAGAGAAACGAATCTTATATGATAATAAGTATAAGGAGGTAAAAACTCGCATCACGTGTGGACAAGAGGATGTACCCACATTAATTGGTCAATCTCTAGTCACTCCATTAAATAAATCTTTACAAATTTTGAATAAGGGTTTTAATTGGGGTGGTCGAATCAATGGTAGAAGTAATTATAAATTACTCCTTGAACATATGCAAATAACTGACGAGGACAGTGATCTTATAGTTACTAATACTGATTTCATAGGACACGACAATAACGCTGTAGAGGCTAAAATAGTCACAGCTTTTGCATTTCTTCGTTGTTGTTTCCCGGTCTCAAAGGGAATTGATAATTTGTTCTTTTATTGTTTGAGTGGTATGGTCTTCAAGCGTCTAGTGCTACCTGAAAGTGGACTTGTCTATGAAGTTACTAAAGGTGTCTTAACTGGCCACGCATTTACTTCGATTATTACGACTGTTTGTGCCTATATAACTATTTCTACAAGTATTAATGAGACACATACTTCGGATGAAATTTCTCGAACTAAACTGCAAGGTGCTGGTGACGATTGGTTATTAAAAGTTGTTTATGATAAACTTCATTTACTTTACGAGAGTATATGTTCCTCTGGAAATAAATGTGATCCTTTAACTGATGGAGCTGGGAAGATTACATCACAGTATCCTGATGTATTTCCTACCTTTCTAAAGAA